TGCTTTAATAGCTGCTGAAGTCCAAATGACATCAGTACTTGTTTTTTGTAGAAATTCTACAGATGAACCAGGCATTGTAAAGAAATTTGTAGTTGCAGCGCCGACCAAAGTGTTTATTCCAACAGTAACAATACCTGTTTGATTATTAAATAAGCGAACACAAGTTGCATCACTAATGCTACTGGCAGTTCCTACTGTAGTTGGGGTATTTACTTCAGTTGTAATAATCTTAGTGATTTCCATTATTCTTGATCCTCGGAGTATTCTTCACCATCCTCAACATCTTCCCCACCAAACATTGCAGAGGCAACATATGGTCTGGCACCATCAACTCTTTCTGCTGCCTTAGCAAACAGGAGATCTTTGATTTTATCAGTAACTTCTGATGCCGAAGAATCTGTGGCGATCAAGTCGATAAGTTCTTCCATAAAATTTTAATATATTATTATAATAATTATTTATATCTCTGCTTTTTTAGTATCTTTGGGGGATGGTCCTGCTGGTGGTTCCTGTAATTGTTGACCCATTGTAGGATCCATTGTAGGATCTGTTCCCATTGCAGGATCCATTGCAGGATCCATTCCCATTGCAGGGTCTCCTCCTGCTGGCGGTAAAGGTTCACCAGTGATTGGATCTACTGATGCTGGATCAGGAATAATTCCTTTTTTAATTTCAGATTTAATCTGCGCGTCAATTTCAATAATTTCACTGTCAGTCTGGTGAAGAATTTTTCTACGAACGTATTCTTTGGAGAAATATTTTCCAATATAAGGTTCAATGGTTGCAAGAGTTCCAAGTCTTTCATTCAGTAATTCTGAATCTTTGAGTTCAGCAAATTGATTATCATACAGGAAATCATATTGAACATGATCTACCATTAAATCCCAATCTTCAGGACTGACAATATTTTTCAAAACTAGTTGTGTTTTGAGCATATCATTGAACATGTTCGCAAAACGCTTTCTTAAACGTCCAACAAACTTAGCAAATTTCAGTTCATCTCTTAGGATTTCTGATGAACGTCCTAAATTGAATCCATCTCCACCTCCAGCAATTCTTGATTCTGGAACATTAAGTGCTCTATAAAGTTTCTTTTGAAAATACTCAATATCGGCAAGTTCTCCAAGATTTTGACCACCAGGAAGTGTAGTAATCTCAGTTCCACGACCACCTTCTCTACGTGGTAACCAGAAGTCTTCCATCATAGACATAAACTTGCGGTCATCACGAACTTCACCAGTTCCTGCATCGTATACAAGTTTATTTCTATAGCGAGACATGACCTCTTTGAGGTACTGCTCTGCTTTTACTTTTGGAAGATTGCCAACGTCAATATAGAAAATTCTACGTTCTGGTGCGCGTGACAATCTGTAAATAACAAGAGAATCCTCAATCATTCTAAGTTGATTAAGTGCCTTGATTGCTTTATGTAAATATGAAAGAATAGTTCCCTTGTTTCTATCTACAAGTCCAGAACTAACATAAGTGATAGAATCTTTTGCAATCTTAATTTGTTTGATTGTTCCACCACCAGATATCATTCCTGGTGAAGGATATGATGCTACAGGTGAATAAAGAAAATATTCTTCTATATCTGGGTAAAATACTTTATCAGTTTCTTCAACTGCATTCATATTCAACATACCATTTTTATTCGTCCTTTTTTCATGACGAACAAACTTCATCTTCATTGGATCAATATACCTCAGATCCTGAATACCATCTTGAGGTTTTTTGATATCAATAACTTTTAGATAATATAATTTACCATCAACATACCAATTTCTAAAAATTTCATGTGATTTTTTATCAAAATCCAATAATTCTTTAATATACTTAAATTCTTCTCTAATTTTAGACTTTAATTTATCGCTTGCGTTTAAATTTGAAAGTTCAATTTCTACTGGAGAATCATAAAGATCGCTAACAATTGCTTCATTAACAACGTCTTCAATGGCACCATCACATTCTGGATGAAGTGCCATTTCACGATATCTTTTAATTAGATCAAATTCAGTTCTATAGACACCTTCAATATCTAGATACTGTCCATAAAATCCACTTGCAATAAAATTGTCTACCCCGTCGTCATTGTTAGGTGGAACGGGGGAGACAATGGATTTTGATTTTAATTTATCACCAGAATCATCAATTGAAAATCCAAAAAGTTTTGCCATCTTATAAGTTTAGTCCGTATGTTCTATTTAGTTGATATCCAGACCACCAGCATTGTTCCCAGTGCCTTTAATCGCTTCCCACCATTGAACCTGGAATTCACAAGTAAACTCTTCAATTGCATCAGTTGTTTCGTTAGAAAGAGCAATCTGTGCAATATTTGTTGGGAAAATATCATACATGTGATATGCTCTCAATGTAGATCCATCACGATCTAACTGATAAACAAAGGCATCTGCTTGATAAAGTGCTGGATCTGTAACACCAGTTGCATCAGAAACTCTGTTAATTGAGTTAATCCAATTTTCAAGTGCGGAGCGAATTGAAAAATCAGTGTCATTAATAACAGTAACAGTCCAAGATTCAAACGTTCTGTCTCCAGCAATTTTGAGAATTCTTCCTCTAAATGGAACATTAACTGGTCCAATCGTAGATGCTGGGAGAGCCGCTGTCTTAATTAAAAATCTTGACTTATCAAGAACGTTGCTATCTGTTGGTGCTGAATCTGGAAATGATAATACAACCTCAAAGAGATTAGCACGAGCACCACCACCGGTTAGCTTGCTCTTAAAGTCGGTAATCTTCCTTAAAGGAGGTGGATTTAGTTGATTTCTAGTTGCCATAGTTGTTTACCTCTTGTTTAATTAGAATTGACCGATTACTTCATCAAACGAAACACCAGTTCTGGTGGCAACAAAAGTAAGACCAATGAAGTTAATTGATCTTGCTGGTTTGATATAGATGTCAGCAACGAATTCATTAGAATCAATCACAGCTGCTGTGTTATTTGTTTCATCACAAACAACAACATAATCAAAGATTCCTCTCTTTGCCTGAACATCACGCAAGAAAGGTTCCACAATGTTTACAAAGTTTGTTCTTGTAATTTCATCGTTGAATTCAAATAGTTGATCCTTAGCAGCTGCAGAGATTGCAGTTTCTAAGTAAATAAAGAGTCTACGAACGTTAATTCTATCAAATGCAGATGACTTAGCATATCCCGTCTTATCTCCGAAGAGAACGATTCCTGAACCCGGTGAGAAGATAATTGGGTTAATTCTATTTGAATAAAGACGATCTCTCTGTGACTTGGAAGGATTATATGCTAATTTTACGGCATTCAGAATTGCACCTCTCGAAGTTCCCGCAGGTGAGTACCATGGGAAATTGTTAATATCATTGCGAGCGCAGGTTCCTGCAATATCACCATTCAGTGGTACATATCTGAAAGTATCGGAGAATCTATCATACATGTACTTATAACCACTATCAAAAATTGCATAAGTTGAAGATGTGATAGGTGAATAGAATTCAAGAACTTTATCAGTAATATCCGATGCAGATCTTACTGTTACTTCATTTTGATTTGAAGTATTTGTAAGTGCAGATCCTCTATATGGAGAAATAAATGCAATAGCATCCTTTCTCAGTTCTGCTACAGAAATTAATTTTTGTGCAAGTGCCTGAGCATTGGTAATGGAATAATTTGCAGATCCCATCAAAAGAAAATCTACTTTAAAATTATCAGTATTTTCAAATAAATCATAACCTTCAGAAATTTTTCCAACTGTTGCAGTTAATGCACCAGTTGATGATAAGTTAGATCCACCATTATAGTTAACTCCTCCTGAAAGAGTTAAATTAGATGCTCCAATGGCACCGAAGATTATTCCATCTGCATTTTGATCCCAACCATAATCTGCTTGAGGAGTAAATCCAGAACTAAATCCTGTTGTTACAATTCCTGTCGGAGCAGATCCACCAAAAATAAATGTGGAACTATTTGCCAGATACTTTCTCCAATAAGAAGGACTTCCAACTGAATATTCAGCATCTGATGCCTTTGAAAGACTTAAGTGCTTTTCTAAGATAGTACCAGCATTTCCAGTAATAGATCCTTTATCATCGATTACAACAATATGAATCTCATCAAATCTTGAACCTCTTGCCGCTGCATAACCAGAAGTTGATGGGCGATCAGCAACATTATTCCATGAAATAGTTGAGTCTGACAATGTAATTGTTTGTTGATCAAACCAATCAACATCAGTTGTTACAGTTGTTGCAGATACGCCTCCAGACAGTAAACTATCAACTCTTACAAATTCTGATCCAATCGCCAAGTAACCATTTGTATTAATTACTGTGGATATTCCAGCATTGGTTGTACTAATACCAATAATAGTATTAGAAGAAGTAACTGTGGAAGATACAGTTCCTACTCCAGAAGTTCTTTGGAGATAATATGCAATTGCATTGTCATTATGAGTTGCTGCAGTAGTTCCTTCCTGCCCTCTTGTAACACCAGTAACTCCACCAGCAGAAATACTAGCGCCACTTAACGAAATAATTTCATTATCAATTGCTAAAAATCTATCTGAACCTGTAGTTATTCCAGCAGTAGCAATGCCGATTGTCGTATCAGCAGCACTCAGTTGTAATCCACCAGCAGTATCTAAAGTTAATGTTGATACAAGATAATATGAAGTAATAGCAGCTCCTGCATTAATTGATACTGCGGTACTTCCCAATGATGCTCTGGTTCCAGAAATTGAAGTAGATCCTGCCCCAGTTCCAATAAATGAAATTGCATTTGATGCAAATTTGTAAATACCGTTTGATTGATAATCAACAGTAGTTTCTGTACCTGCAGTGCTTACATGAGATAAAACTTTTACATCAACTTGACTAGTTGTAGTGTTTATTCCGGTAATAATACCTTTGAAAGATCCAGTAAGTACTGAAGTTGTTCCTGCGCCAGGTAAAACTGTGTTTGCTGGAACTGCTTGACTTACACCCAAACCAACAGATAATCCAGTAGTTGAACTAACTGTTAAAGTTTGATCTGCCTTAGCATCAATCATTACAATCTTGATTCCATTCGACCAAGATCCAGGATTTCTTGCTACAACAGTTACATTGTTAATTGTATTCTCATCATATCCCAATTCATTATAATGATCTAAACTCTTAATCTTAATGCTAGTGCCAGCACCAGTACCAGAAAATCCATTTTTTAAATCAGTGTCATCTGCTCTTACAATTCTCAATGATCCACCATATGCAAGATATGATGATGCAGTTAACCAATGCTCATAATGCTTATCAGTTGCATATGGTTCACCGAAATTGTTTAGTAGATCTTGCTCTGTCTCTACTAAAGTTGGTGAATCTACAGGTCCCTTTGCAAAAGGGGCCACAATTGCACCAATTTTATTAGAAGTTGGGCCGACTCTCCCAACTGTTAAGTCAACTTCTCTTACTACAATTCCAGGAGATGCTAAATTTAGCGCC